GGGGTCCATTGAAGAAAGTTCCCAGCATCGCACCATAGGAGACGCAAGGGGGCTGGGGCGCCATTGAAAGATGCCCCCCAAGCAATGATAATTTGCGTTGGTTGCGTCAGAAAGCAGCCATCCGCAGTGATTGGTCCCGTCGGTATGATTTGCGCGTTCAAAAATCCAGACCGGGGATTCCAGTCATAAAGCGGGCCGCCAAGCACGGCTCCGTTCTGTCCGGCTGGATTGGCGATCAGATCCTCGCCGAAGTTGAGAAGAGACCAATCCGTAGCCGTAATCGGCGTTCCTGCCCCTTGAGGCGAAGGTGTTCCGGTTCCCCATCCGCCGCTACCCCACGTTCCTACACCCCATCCCGAAAATGGAATTTGCGGACCAATGGCGATATAATAGACCAAGTTCACAAACGCATTATTCTCTGCCCCACCGCCCGTCGTGACAGCAGCCAGAGTAGAGGAAACTATGGTGTAGGTGTTGGCGTCAGCGACCGCCGTGACAGTGTAGCTGCCGACGATCGTGATGCCACCGGCTATGGTCGGGATCAAAAAATTGACGATGCTGCCAACCGACAGTCCGTGATTTTCGAAAAAAACGGTGATGTTTGTCGACCCCGCCGTAGTCCCAAACGTGCTGACATAAGCTGGATATGCTTTGCCGTTGACAGTCGCCGCGCCTGGATTGACGGGCTGCGAGGCAATCAATGTCGTTCCGGCTGTTCCGGTGATAGCTATGTAGATGGCATTGTAGCCGGCCGGTGTCATGCCGAGGACCGTGAATTCCTCGCCGACCGCGATGCCAGTCGCGCCAGCAGTCGTAAACGTGACCTGACCGCCGCCCGTCGCCGCCCAAGAGGCTGCCGTGATCGCGCTCGAGGTGCGCGTGCCAGTGGCGTTTGACGCTGCCGTAATCGTGTACGAGGTCGACGATAGAATAGTTTGAATTTTGTAAATGCCGGACAGGATCAGGCCGCCAACGCCAACCCGTTGCGAGATGAAGCTGAAATCGTTGATGCTCGGATTGCTGATGTTGAGGTCGATGACAGTTATGGTCGGAGAACCGGAAACGGTCGAAAAGTCGGGCGGCGAATTGTTGACCGTCAGCTCCGGTGTGATGTTGGAAAGCGCACCAGAAGTAAGAACATCTAGCGCTGTCGTGCAGCCGATTGCCAGCCAATTGCGAAGACTCAGATCTTCCCACGCATGAAGCGCTCGCGGTGTCGACCCGATCGAAAATGGGTAAAATCTCGACCAGCCGCCAAGCTTCTCGACCTGCCCTTCCTTCCAGCGGATGAAGGCAGCATCGGAGATGCCGGCCGCGTTAAGGCTAGGTGTTTTCTCGATGTCGATGCCAGGAGTGAGACGGAGCTCTTCGAAGGCCATATGAGATCATCCCCGTGCGGCTCCAGCGGCCACTGGCTGCTTGTTCGTTCCCGGGATAGGCGCCAGAGACGTTCCGGCATAGCGCTTGCGCAGCTCCTCCGCGTCAGCGCTGGCGAGGAGCTTGGTGTAGATCCCCTCCCAGCTCATCGACATTCTCGGGTCGTCAGCCTGAGCGCCGAAGTTCTTCATCTGACCGGAAAAGTGAACCATCGTCGCCGCCAGCCAGAGGTCAGGTAAATTGAGCGTCAGGAACGTCGTGGTGTTGCTAGCCGACAGCGGTGCCGGACGCTGGGTGCCGACCGTCTCAAAGAAGTATGGCACGTCAGCAGTCGGTCCGATCGCGTAGGCGTTCTGATTGATGTAGGCACAGACTTGGGGCGGACCCCCGAGCGCCGCAGTAGGCGGATAGGCCCAATTGATGTAATCCAGCGACACCTTCTCAATCACCTGTTTGCTACCGACCAGGGGATTGTTGTTGCCGGCCGGCAGCAGAAGGTAGAGCGAATTGACCACCACAAACGCGCTGGGGACTACGATCGAGCGCGCTCCGGCAATGCACGAGGTCGAATCATCGACGGTGATGGTCGAGATCAGATCGAGATCGCGATAGATGCGCTGCTCGGCATAGTCGATCGCCGCCGGTACCTCGGTCAGAAATGCGGCGCTGGTCCCAGCAACACCGCACAGAACCGCGACTTGCTGCTGCCATGTGGTGAAGTTTGTCGACATATCAGGCGCCCATCGGTGGACCGGTGGTAGTCATATTGGTCGAGGCAACAGTCTGCTTCGGCGTAACCGCATAGGTGCCGGTGCCCCCAGGAGGATTGGGACCGCCGAGCTGATCACCAACAACGCTGCCGGTGGCGACATTGGTGCCCAGCAGTTGGCTACCCGTCGACACCGGTCCGGTTGTCACCAGAGTGACCGTCATAATGCACTGAACGTCAGGAAATCGCGGATCGGTGCCGGGTGCGATCGAAGCCGTGAAGGCGGCGACCAGACCCTCATCAATCGCATATTGCTCCGGGCGGGCGTTGTAAACAGGATCAGGATCAGGCGGGATGATAATCGCGCGCAGCTGAGGCTGTGGCTCATCGAGACAGTAGGGACATTTGAGCAGGCGCTTGTTGATCATCGTGAAGCCGGCAAAATCGTATTGCCAGCCTAGCTTGGGCAGGTTCCACTGGAAACCACAGCCATCACAGCGCGCCCATGGTCCGTCATGAGGGTCGGCAGAAGCGTTCTTAGGGTGTGGGCGCCAACTCATGCGCCTATCATATCAGCGCTTCAGCAAATCGCGAAGTACCTGCGACCTTGGGTGCTGGCCGGGTTTGAGGCCTAGTGGCTGGTTTCGAATCTGAGAGTGGCCGGATTTGCAATCCGATCAGGGGGCTCCTATCTAACGAATGCAGAGAAGCCGCAGGTCGCGGGTTCGAATACCGCCGCCCCAGCTAAGGTGTCTCCAGGGCGCTTTGGCTGGGGCGTAGCTCAGTTGGTAGAGCGACGGCCTGTCGTAAAGCGCCGCTGTATCCGGTGACGGGCAGCGGCGCTTTCCTTTTTGGCCGCCTCAGTTGGCGGCCTCGTCTGGCTGCATTATTTCCAAGATGCCCTGATACTTTTCGAGCATAGTTCGCAGCTTCTTAAGCCCTTCCAAATCGACCGACGCTTGGATATCGAGTCGATCCCCGTCCATGATGACCCGAATCGGTACGGTGGGAGGTAAGGGCGGCGGCGCTCCCGATCCTGTTTTCGGGGACGCCTGGACATGTGGCGTCATCGGCGAAGTCTCCTGCTGTTCAGCCCGGACATTATCTACAGGCTCAACCGCCACTTTATCAGAAATTGAAGATGTCTGCATCGAGATGGGAGATTTCTTATGACTAGGAGGGTAAGAGCCCCCGGCGCGCTAGCCGAGCAAAGGGGGCGAGGATTATGGAGAGACCGCGTTTCCAGGGGCTAAAACCAGGAACGCGGCCTCGAAATCGGCTCTACTAGGTGCCCCTTGGTCTAACGGTAGGACGCTCGCTGTTACACGCGGAGAGGTCCGGGTCCGAATCCCGGCGGGGCTGCCAGGATCGAATAAGTGGGACCGGCACCGTTCCAGCGGCACCGATCCCTGGGATCAAAAACCCAGGATTTGGCCCCTGAGCTAATGACCTCTCCGGTTCATATAGCGCGAATCGCCCCTTCTTTCCAGAGTCGGGTCAGGGCCATCCTCAACCGCATGGATTGGCCCCATGAACCTCCTTTCCCGAGATAAGCAGATTGAAGTGATCGCCGCCCTTACCGAAGGCGTCGGCATTCGCGCGACCGCACGCCTAACTGGCGTCAACCGCGAGACGGTCGGAAAGCTCGCCCTACAAGTCGGCAAAGGCTGCGCCGAACTTCACGATCGCCGCGTGGTCGGCATTCGGGTCGCCCGTATCGAGCTTGACGAAGTGTGGAGCTTTGTCGGCAAGAAGCAAAAGCGTGTGGAGCGTCACGAAGCCTTTGCGAAGGGCGACCAGTACGTTTTCACGGCCCTGGCCAGCACACAGAAGGCCATCATCTCCTATCGCATCGGCAAGCGCGACGGAGCCAATACGGACGACTTCGTGCAGGACCTTCGTGGGCGTGTGCTTGGTGCGCCGGAAATCAGCACGGATGGTTGGCCATCTTATAAGCTGTCGGTCCGCGACGCCTTCCGCAACAGCGCTCACGGGGTCATCGTCAAGACGTTGGCGGTAACCGATCTCCGCAAAGACGCAGCGCGCCGCTACAGCCCGTGCGAAGTAGTAGCAGTAAGCCGCGAGGCGGTAGCCGGCGTGCCCGCCGAAATCTCAACCTCCTATGTCGAGCGATCGAACCTGACCGTTCGCATGGCGAGCCGGCGCTTCACGCGATTAACGAACGGCTTCAGCAAGAAGCTTGAGAACCACGCCGCGGCCGTGAGTCTGTTTGTTGCGCACTATAATTTTTGCCGCGTCCACGAGGCTCTGACGCCGAATACGCGCCATCAGACTACGCCAGCAATGGCGATTGGAATCACCGACCACGTTTGGTCAGTTGGCGAGTTGCTTGACGCCGCACTTGCGATCGCGCCACCTGCACCGACCGAGACTGCGCCGGAACGGCGACGGCGGTTCCGTGTAATCGAGGGTGGGAAAGCGGGAGTTTAGTAAACTTACGAATGGAGCATGCGGGAATACGAATAATCCCGCATGCTTGGGCGCGCTCCTGATCGACATCCCCGAGATTGGGAGCGATAGCGAGCGCCACCTTGGTCTTGGCAATCAAGAAGCCAACCGACAGACAGCGCACAGCATCGGGAAGCGAATAATCATCGACCCATTGCCACGGCGACAATGGGCGTTGACTATCTTCCCATTCGATCAAGACAAGCGGATACTTCGGTTGCGCGTTGCGCACATAACCTCGCGGCGCGCGCCTATTTCTTCGGCGGTTTGCGAGGCTCGATATGCCGCTCGACTGAACCGGCAAGACTACGCTCGGTCTTATTTCCCCCCTTAAGCGCCTGTCCGGCCTCGTGTTTGACAGGCTTCGAAGTCTTTGGTGGCAGCTTCTCGTAACGCTTAGTGCCTTTCGACATGATAATCTTCCGTTTCGTACCGAATCATTTCGGAACGCTAAGTATAAAACGGTACACCCAAGAATTGGGAGTCTTTGTTCCCCTTCTGCCCCCAAGTATCAAGTGGCCGGCTTTGCCTTCACGAATGGCCGGTTCCGGCCAGCACCGCGACCTTGGCTTCCTCTCTGCCAGCACATGGGTCTCGTAGCGATCGAGACGTCGCCCTACCGTTCCAACATTTCTGGAACGAATGAGGGCGCCAACAAGCATCCCCAGATCAACAGGACCATCCTTGGTATCCACCATGTTCGGTCGCGGATGCGTGCTCATGCTATAACCTGTAATAGCCAGTGAAGTCGGGCGTCAGATTGAGCGGCCGCTGGTTGGTGTCAGCCTTAGTCGCGGCATACCAAGCCAGCTCAGCCTCGCCAGCAAGCCCCTGGCCAGGAACCCCTGCCCACGGATTGCCGGGCGTTCCCACCCGCTCCGGCGCGTAATGGGCCGCCACGCGTTTGGCAAGCCCCGCCACGAAGGCATCAAGAAACCGATATGGGGAGTCGATCGTGATGCCGCCAGGACCGACTACGTCCTGAATTTGGGTGAAGGCGAAACAGAACGCCGTATAGGGGCCCCCATTATCGGGAACGGGCCACAAGTTCATCACCGGGTTGATCTGACGGTCATACCACCAGCTGGTCGGCGGCCCCTGCTGGAGCTTATTGGGGATCGCCTTGTACTCGGTCGCCGAGAGCGGCCCCATCACAATATCGGTCTGCCCAGCAACCCCAGGCTGGGTCTCGCGCCATGCCATTGAGACCATCAGCGTCGTCGCCGGCAAAGCATATTGGAAGATGCCCTGCGTCAGCGTAGTCGAAGCCGGGAATTGGATAGTCTCCTGCTTCCACAGATTGTAGCCGCGGTTTGCCCACTCCACGTTGAGCAGGTTGGCCTCGCGCGCCGCCGTATTGAGATGCTCGACAGTAAGAACATTGCCCCGCAGCTCCGGGCGCGCGCATCGGCTGAACGCGGTGCGAATCAAATCCGCCGCGGATGGATTGAAGACCGTTGTTCCGCTTGTTGTCATAGCCTCACCATCTTATTGATTTCCAGATGGAATGGTAAGTCCGGAAATGGCCTCGAACCGCTGATGCGCGGGCGTCTTATGAAAAACACCGGTCGAGGGATCATTCACGGGCCAGGGATTAGCGCCCCAAAAAGCTGGAGGACCACCGCCAGAAACGTAAAGAGAGTTCACGAAACGATATGCCGGACCTGTACTGACCGATCCCGTATCGCCGATGTTGGCATACCAAATCTGGCTGTTGGTCACATAATCGAAGTTTCCCTGACGCAACTGACCCACGTTGGTGTTCGGCGTGTACACCACAGCACCACCGGCGACCTGCGCCGTGCCGAACATCCACATGTTAACTTCATGATTCTGAAGCTGCGCTAATTGCTCGTACTGAAAGCTGGTCTGCGACTCGCCTGATGGAGGATCGTTGAACAAGACCTGGCCATTGAAGCCTAGAACGCAGCCCACGATGTTATTGAAATAGCTGAAGCCCTGGATGTTGACAGGATCTCTGGCGCCGAAGTCCTTGTACGGATAGGTGATACCTCCGTTGAGGTTGGTGTAGGTATGGAGAGGCCCGGCGGCGGCCCGCAGTCCAGACAACCAGCATCTGAACACCGTTATGTAAATCTGATTTCCCCAGAAGGTGTCGCAATTGTAGTTCTGCGAGTAATTCCCCTCGAACAACTCCATGTGGCCGGTCGTCATGTGGCCGGCATTCATGCCCGCCTCGCCGAGGCTTGGATAGTTCGTGCCGAACGAATCATCCATGTAGTTGTAGGCTACGACGTTGCCACCTCCGGAGCAGCGCATGACGATCTGCTTGTTGCCGAACCAGAAGATGCTGTTCTCGACGAGGTTGTCGGCTGCGCCGTTATTGAACGCGAGCAGGTAACCCCCACCCCCGGGATTGACGTCGGGCGACTCGTGGACAAAAGAATCGCGAATCTCGCAGCGAAAAGCAGACGTGAACTGGAGAGAGGGGCCGATGGACCAGCACGACTCGACGTTCTTTATCCAGCAGTACGATGCATGCCCAACGCCCAGATTCCCCTGGCCGTCGACGCCGCCCCACAAGAACATGTTCTCGACGCCGCTCTTGGTGACGAGGGTAGTATTGTTGGAATCATACGCCGTGAACTGAGCCTGGAGACTTGTCGGCATGGTGATGTGGAACGGCGTGTTGAACGTCACCGTATTGCCGACGACAGACTGCACTTCCATGACCTGAACGATCGACCGATCCTGCCGGCAAAAAAACGTGCGGGAGACCGGACCGTTGGCGTTGTTGGCGTTGTTGGCTCCCCAGACGGCGTCCGTGTTCGGCAGCTCCGTCGCCATCGACGCGGCCCCAATCGTCCCTGGATTGGTGCTTATCTGATATGTGCCGGCGCCTCCAGCCGTCCCCGTCAATTGCTGTACGATCGTCGTGCCACCCTGCACATTGTTGCTCGATGTCCACAAAAACGCACCGGCCGCGATCGTTCCGGTCACGGCCGATGTGGTGAGCGTGGTCCCGGATATCGAACCCGTGAATACAGCAGCCGTCCCAAAAGTGTTGATGTCTATCAGCACGAGATCGCCGGGGCTAACGCCCGGAGCGCTGGCCAGCGTGCATGAGAACGTGCCCTTCACCGCGTTTGTCGTCAGATTTATGGACGGCTTGAGCTGGGAAGCGTCGCCGCCCATGGTCATGACGCCGAACAGATTTCCGAAGGAATCGGCACGGTCCGCCTTGACAAGTTGGGTGGCTGACGCATCTGCCGCAAACTTTCCGGCCAGACTGGTAGCCTGATTAGAATTGACTCCGTTGATGCCTGTATTCGAAGTACCGTTACCTGATCCCGATCCCCTCAGCGTTACATATGAAAAATTCATATGTACCCCGCCAAGCGAGAGACGGAAGAGGCCCAGGTTGAGCAGCACGACCTGTGAATTGGCTTCGTTAGTAGCTATGGCACCGGCCGAATTGATTGCCGCCTGTATCTGCGGCGTGTCGTCCATTCCTATGCCTTGCGTGCCAGACTGGATGCCTGACGTGTTGACGGACGTTCCGCTCGAGGCGCCGCTGCCGTTATCCAGGCAGAACTGGGCCGTGTTCGACGACAAGACGGTCCCCGGGGCAAGATAGCAATTCACGTTGAGAAGGGAGGCGCCCGTACTCATGGCCTCGGCACCGATCGTCCCCAAGTTGGCGCTTATCGTGTACGTGCCGGCGCCTCCCGTTCCGGAAATCCCTCCTATGATCCTGACAAGGTCAGCAATGCCGGCACCATTCAATGCTGCGCCGGCTGCGATCGTCCCAGTCACGGCCGAAGCGGTTAATATATTGCCTGATATCGAGCCCGTGAACGAGGCGGCCACGCTGGAGAGCGGCAAAGCACCTGTCGTCTGAAACGTGAACCTCTGCGCCGCCGCTGCACCGATGCTGGCCCATGTGCCGCTGGACAAGGTCATGACAGCTGGCGACGCGACCGAAACCGTGATGGTGTTCCCTGCCGCTGGTGACAGCGGCGACAGCGTCGCGAAAATCGTGTTCCGAACCGGGATGCCGCCGTTATAGGTGACGCCAGGCTGCCAAGTCGTCGTGCGGTTTGCAGGGATAGTGAAAAGCGGTAGGGCGAGGGGCACAGCCGATCCGCCCGACCTTTGGTAGCCAAAAGACCATGCTGGGCCGAACGATCGCATACGATTCCCCCGTCAGGTGTAAATATACACGCGCGGTCGACTGGTAACCACGGGGGCGACGGAACTGAAATCCTGCGCGGTGCCGCGCGTTAGGGATGCCTGGAGATCCCAACGTAGCGGCCAAACGTGGGGAGTAAAGTAGACATTCGTCTCGACAGCCGACGAGCTGAAATCAGCCGCAATATTCCGACCAAGAACCCGGTTCAGGTTCCACTGCAATAGCAATTGCTTCGAGATAAAATAGGACGGTGTATCAACGACCGGCGGAGCATCCGTGGCGGGATTTTGCCACAAGGACGGCTGCGTTTGCCATTGCTTCGGATAGATCAGGCCTGCCCGATGCGGATTCGTCTCGACCGCCGGCGAGGTAAGGTCATTCGCAGGAGATGTCGTCAATAAAAGATTGATGACCCAGTTCCAGGGAAGCTGTCCTGGAATGAAATAAGTCGGTGCATCCGGCGGGACGACAGTTGGCGCATCTGTAGCCACATTCTGCCGTAGAGATGCGGCTGGTATCCACGGCACGGGCCAAGTATGAGGAACGAAATGAATATTCGTTTCTACCGCGGAAGAGCTGGTGTCCTGTGCCGTACTCCGACCAAGAGCGCGATTGAAGTTCCATTGGGCAATAAACTGACGGGAAATAAAATGCGTGTTCGTTTCAACGACCGAAATCGTCGCGGCATCTATTCCCGCCCCATGCACCAGGGATACATCAACGTTCCACTGCGACGAAAACTGGAGAGGAACGAAAGACGGCGGCGTATCGGCTACGGTAACTGTTGGAACGTCAATCGCAGCGTTCTGCCACAACGCCTCCAGCAAGTTCCAAACGCGAGGCCAAGGCTTTCCGGTCCACTGCGGGTTTGTCTCCGCTACCGACGAACTGAAGTCCTGGGCTATATTCAGCCTCAAGGCACGGTTCAAATCCCACTTAGACGGTAGATAATTTCCGATCCAATGCGGATTCGTTTCGACGGCGGATGAACTAAAATCCTGCGCAGTATTTCGCCTAAGCGAAAGATTTATATTCCATTGGATGGACCATGATTTAGACATAAACGATGGAGGTGCATCGATTGCTGGAGGAACATCGATGGCAGCGTTGAGTAGAAACGCCCCAGTGTCGCTCCACTGTGCGGGCCACTGGCATCCTTTCCAATGTGGATTGGTCTCGACCGCAGAAGAACTGGTGTCCTGAGCGGTGCCGCGCAAAAGATTTGAGTTCAAATTCCATTGCGTAGAGAACGGCCGAGACACATAAGATAGAGGTACATCCACGAATGGCGCGGAGATTGGAAAAGCCCGAACCTGGAAAAGGCCTGCATTCGGCCCCATCGAGCGCAAAGGAGTCTTAAACTTATTGACTTTAAAATTTTGCTTCGCAACTTGGGTGCCCCCGCTAGCAACGATAGGAACTTGCACATCGCAAGCCGCATATGCCCACGTCTCGCTGACAGATAGAGTCGTCGTTAATGAAGTGCTGGCTCCTGCGCCAGCAGTATAATTCGCACCACCCGCACCTCTACTTCCTCCAGTATCGGCCCACCAGGAAGTTTGATTTGGGGTAAGGGAAGCGCCGTTCTCGCCGCCTTCTGCCAAACAGCCGACAGCAAAATCATTCGTGGGACTGTTTACGGTAATCGAAGGGGCAGCGCTGGTACCGCTGGCATTGACTCCATTCTTGAAAGGAGTCGTCGTGTCTGTCCCTTTCCAGGACATGATCTCGCAATAGCCGGCATAAGCGTTGGTCCAAGAACCCGCGAAGGTGTGTGAGCCCGTGGCGGGAGATGCCAGTCCGTACAATACTGCTCGAATGTCATGGGCGATCGAAGCGATGACTCCGGTGTCCGCCCCTGGGACGATCGACATCGCCACGGAGTTCCACGTGATTGAAACTCCGGACGGCTGAGTCGTTCCGTTGTTCTCTTCAAAAATAATTGAAGCCAGGGCTGCCGTACCCGACGCAGTTATAGTAAGCGGTGTCGCAGAAAAGCTGGTGACCTGGTTAAATTGAATGCTGCCGGTATTTACGGCATCGACTGCGACGGCCATTTACGACACTACAAGCTGCATGGAAGTCGTTACCGGCGTTATTGCCGACGCTGCAACCAACGTTGCTCTAATCATTCGTAGAGCGTTGCCAACTCCAGGAAGAGGATGGGTTATGAATGCTAAACTACCGCCCGAGTAGCCCTTATCTCGTTCGGCGCTGCAAAGAAAGTCCCAGGTTACCCCGCCGTCCTGACTCACATCGCATTGAGCGTGCATCGGAACCGTATTTCCATCCAAGTGCTGAGAGATGTCCCACTGCATCGTGACCGAGGACGCGGCTGGATCAAGCAACGTCGCCGCAATGCTGATTGACCCGAGAAGAGGAACAGGAAGGCCAGTTGAGAGAGTGGCAATAGCCACTTTAACCTCCCCAATTACAGGAGATGACTTCGTATTGTTGAATGGTAATAGCAGCGGTAGTTAGAGAGAAGGTACAGGCGAAATCGACCAAGTTAGCGATAGTGCTATCGAAGGTCGTAGTCGCGGGGGTCGTCCCAGGAATCATCAGGGTAGTTTCTGATCCGATCGTATCTGCGGCTGCTGCGGCTACGGTGTTGAATGGCTTTCCTGTTACCCTCCCTTGGGGCATGAAAGTAGCAGATGTGCCAAGAGATCGGACGGTAAGATCAGCCTCGAACCAGATCGGCAAAGTGGTGTGGGCTATCGCACTCATACCGAGGTTGCCGCTAGAAAGAACAACTGTTGTTCCAGTTGCGCCCACACCAATGTCGAGCAAAATAGTTCCCGGAGTTGTAACCACATTGCTCAACTGGCCTTGAGCCACAATCTTTAGTTTTTGACCGATATAGGCAAAGAACCCAGCAGGAAGAAGGAGCTTTGCTTGCGGATTAAGCAAAGAGGTTCTGGCAGCCGCCGTAACCGTCGGCCCTGCCGCCTGCATCGTCACCAGCGAGTTATAATAACCGATGCCCATGAAACTCTCCTATGCCGCCTTGTAGACCGCCGAACAAGCATCAGCGCCAGAACCTCCTGGCTGACTTCTAATCGTAAAATTCCAGGTGATCAGCGTGGTGTTGGTGTTGAGGAAGTGCGCGCAGATGTCCGCATTCTCCATCGATGAGCCGTCGAGTTCCTCCGGATATGTGCAGAGATCGAAGATGGCGCCTGCGGGCGCACCTGTGTTGAACCCCGTTGCCGGCCCTATACCCATAACCCCGCTAAGAAACACGAGGTTGGCTACCGCCGGCGTCGTCAGCGGGGTGATGTCTGGCATGTCATTGAGTATCGTCGTGCCGGCCGGCAATGTTCCGCTCACTGCCGACGCAAACACTTCGAATGGCGAGACTGCCGCGTTCGATACGTCGAAGATCCGGAATGACTGGCCCGACGGGTTATTCAGCGTAATGGTGAGAGTAAAATTTGGATCAGCCGCCCTATTCGCTGACTCCCAAATCGCACTGCTTCCTGATCCACCGCGTTTGATCCAAGACCCGCTCCCACTGTCGACAACAGGTGTCCAGCCATTACCCACCGGACTATCTATGAGATGGAGATTTCCGGTGAGGGGTGCTTTGACAACCAATGGTATGGAACTGCCGAGGGTCGAGAAGTGATAGACTCTGTCGATCCATATCTTGCCGGAGCCGGCGGCCGGCTTGGGTGACCCGGCACTGGCCACCTTGAGAGCCACGGCCACGGCGTTGTAAAGATCAGTATTCGATCCGGTGGATGTCATGCCGGGATTGATAGCCGCCTGCGCCGCCTGCACGAGATATTCCGACGCCTGGGGAAGGGTCTGAACTGCCCCATTCCAATTATCTGATGCCAACAACGCAAATGAACCGCCCGTAACCCAACTCGTCACGCCGAAGCCGGATGTTCCTTGGTTCAGACCAAACGAGGCAGATATCAGGTTCCCGCCATTCGCGTCATTGTTCGCCGGCGGCGTGAACGATCCCGTCGCCAAGCTCGGGCCGGTGATACTTGCGGCCGATGCCGTGCCGTTGACCGGGCTGACAGTGTCGACGTTACACCATTCGGTGATGGTGTATTGGAACGGGAAAGCTCCGGGGGAAACGAAGACGACGTGGAAGATCCCCTGACCCGCATTTATGTTCTTCAGGATGCGCTTTTCCAGTACGTTGCCGCCTGCACCTCCATCGGCCGACACCGTTGGTGTTGACGGCCATGTGTTCCCCAGGTTGTCCGTGATCGTGGGAGCGGCGATGCCACTCTGGTAGATCATCGTCAGTTCTAGGCAGTTGTGCTGCTGGCATGGATTGGGCAATGAGAACTTAAAATCTGTACCAGCCTGACCCTGAACCCCGGGAATGTTCGTCGACGACATCACCATCTGAACGATGGTAGGGATCGCCGGGACGCCGGGCACAGCAAAAGATGACCCGCCAGATCGGGCGCTGCTAACAAGATTCCATCCGCCCCAACGAATTGGCATTCATGTTCCTGGCACCTGAATCGCGTCAGGCGGCGCGCCGCGCTCGTTGAAGCATTGCTGGCACTGGTAGTAGACGTGCGGGCAATCCGGCGGCACCGCCGCCTCGGCCTTGCCGCACATCGCGCAATACACGGTATCCCACCCCTGTCCGAGATGAGGCAAATAAACGCGAGCCTTATCGCGTTCGAGGAACTTCAAACGGCAATCGGGGAGTTTGAAAGTTCCGTTCTTCTCGAACTCTCTTTCCCAACTGCCGTTGCGGGGATCGTTACCTACGACAGGCATGACCCGGGCACCTCAATCCATTCGACCTTGTTTCCTTGAACCGGCTTTCCGGTGACCACGTCGAATTTGGGATCGTTAGGACCGTAAACGAAATACGGCTCATCCAGGTCGACAACATGAATGATGTCGTCCTTGGCGAGGTCAGTATAGCCCCTGACCTTACCCGTCTTGCCAGTGTGATCATCCCCGCTCCCAGCCACGGGAACGGGGCTCTTGGCGGTAATCGCGACCTTCTTACCGATCGGAAATAGCGTTCCCATTTTACAGGCCCTCTCCAATTTCAAGCGTTATATCGCACGCAATGGACGCCGTGGAAGACAGGTTCGTAAACTCGATATCCACCGGGTTTGGCGTTGTCCCGCCCTCCACCTGGATGGCTGCTTGCGGCGTGATCGGCTGCAGGCCACCGGTACCGCCGGTCTGAGCAAAGCCGACCGAATTGCGGACGAGAAGAGTCGTACCGGCAGTGATTGCGGTACCGCCGTTGACCCACGTACTCTGCGCCGCAGGGGCACGCGGTTCCTTCGTAGTTGGTGTTTGCGCAGTGCCACCGGAGAACACCGTACCGCCGGCCGTGTTTGTTTTTGTGCGACCGGCACCGCCTCCCGCGGTCAGCGAACGCCCACACAATATGAAGCCGTAAAGCCCCAGCACCGCGCCAGCCGCAACCTGCTTACCGGCCATTTGCGTTGTCTCGGTGCTCGGCGTGGCATTCGTTGTTGACGCGAACTCGAGATCGTAAAAGTAAGGCATCGACTTCTAGCTCCTACTTGAAAACTTCCAATGAGACCGTGATCTGCTGAGGTCCCGCTACCGAATTAAGGATGAAGCGCAGGACGGTTCCCGCGATGAGCGAGCGAAACCATCCCGGCAACGTCGTGTCCTGTCCCTTCGTCGATCCCGAGATCGTCGGCGGGCTGCCGGCAGTGATGCTGTCTCCAGCTGCCGGATGCGTCGCTCCGCCGTCGTACTGCGGAAACGTGCACACTTCGATATCGACCACAGCTGATCCGCTCTGGTCCCCGAGTGCCGTCCAGCGAAAAATCGAGCAATTCCACGGCACCTCGACATCCGCAAAGACACCGGGCGACAAAGCTTGCCCTTTGGCGCCGATAATCGCCTCGATCGCGCTGGGCGTCGCGGTGTTGGTTCCAGTCGGGTCCGCCATCTTCAAACTCCGAAGACATGACCATCGGCCTCCTTGATGGCAGCGGCGAGCTTATCACGGGCGAGAAGGAGACGGTCGCGCCGTCGATTGACGGTCTGGCGATCGGCCTCGATATGTTCCTTTTCGATATTGGCCGTAGACAGAATCTGGGCCGCCATAGCGCGGTCCGTAGCCGCCGCATCTCTCAAGACTTGTGCCTCATCGCGATCCTGCCGCGCCTCTCCACGCATGCGCTCAGACTGCGCCTCAGCGTTCAGCCTGATTTGCTCGACTTCGGCCTTGATTTTTTCGGCTTCCTGCTTGGCTTTGGCAACAATCCGAGCTGCCGTAGCGTTCGCTTCATTGATCTTGGTGGCCGACTGACTGTTCGCATCGCTGAGCGCCTTGGCTGCGGCAGCATGGGCCTTCACAACGTCGGCCTTGAGCTGGTTGGCGTGCAGATAAGCGTCGCGCGCGGCCCGGCCGAGACCAAGCTCGCTGAGCGCCTTATCATGGGCATCCTTTTGCTCGCTCAGGCGCTCCATGCGTTCGAGGAACGTCGGACCGCCTTGCATGACGGCCGCAAGATCGGCACCGACGTGCGAGCCGCCCCCAAGTCCTGACGTGCCGATCGGGTCGCTCATTGCACGATCCAGTTCGTGTTATTGCAGTAGACAGCGACATGAACGGTGCTGCCGCCGGTCACGGTGGCTAGGGAGGTCGGCGCCGTCGCGTCGGTGACACCCCATCGCAGCCCCTCGTTGCCGGCATTGCATGTCGGCAGGTTGGCGACGGTTGAGAGCGGTACCTTGTTGGGAGCAGTATTGGTACCGGTCGGCTGTGCAAGCGCATATCCAATCACGCCGAAACCGAAGGCGAAGAAGACCGCAAGCAAAAATTTGCCGTGATCGCTCATTGTCCGCTGATCCCCGCTTCCATCCAAGTCCCGCGCACGGAGCCGGTGCCGGAATTGACGACCAATCGTATCGCAGCCACAGGATCGTTGATAGAGCCATCGAGCGAAGTGGTCTGGTTGTTCAGCGTCGGGTGATTAAACGCCTGCGGGGAGGCCTGCCCGGCCGGCAGATTGTTCGGGTCGTCATAGGTGTACTGCCACGTCCAGTTCACCGTCACACCGGCCAGAACAATGCCGGAAAGCTCAATGTTGAATGGCTGGGCGTACCAATTGACACCAAACCAGGGTGTCGATCCCACGCCGTTGGTGCCGACCGTAACGGTACCGGCCACGCTCCCGGTGTGGGTCACCGCAGTAATCGTCTTGAAGTCCTGGTTAGTCTGCGCCGATGCAGCGCCGCTGGCCCCTGTCACGGTTTCGCTGATTGGCACGCCATTATCGCCAGCCCCGAAGATCGTGAACGTGATGCCCGTGTCATTACCGCCGGAGGTCACGATGATGCGGCGCTGAGTGTCGAGAGTGGCAACACCACCAATGACGATGGTATCGCCATTGCCCACCCCGGAGTTACCTACGGGCTGGCTAAGGATGACTTTGCTGTTCGTCGCGTCGACCCCGAGCACCGTGGTGCCGGACGGGATCGCGGCTGTCGTACTGTCGGCGATGGCAGACCCGACAACAATACCCGTCACCGTGGTCAACGCCAGGATCAAGCTTCCCGCCGCAGCTACGGCGGTGGTTGTGGTCGATACGCGGTTGGAAGCTGACCCATTGATCAGGATCGCGCCCGCACCGGGAGACTGCGAGGCTGCAATGTTGTTGGCCGCAGCCGCGGCGAGGATCTTGGTGACTGAGTGCGGGATACCCACGATTTACTCCGTTTCCAGATACTTCTTGGACATTGAATATTGCACAATTGCCAGTCGACCAATCATCGTCGGCCGATCCATCGAAGCCGTATAGTGATGCGACCAGCCTCCATCTGGATGCTTGGCCAGAACGACCATCTCCACAATATCGCCTTGCGCCTGCATCTTCAGCAAATCCTGAATGATCACTTCAGCGCCTTGCTTGGCTTCCTGCGTAACGGACGGCTTGGGGGCAAGTTGCGCGATGGTCATAATAGTTACTCCGATCTGATGCCGCCACGATGTCGGCGATCGAGCCGATGCCGAAGAGGCTTGCCTTCGACAACGACGCCACCGCGACGTTTCTGCTGACCAATTTCAGGAAATTTACGGCGGACCTTAGCTCGGATACGCGCCTTGAGTTCCGCGGAACCGTGCTGGCTGACCCGGGAAAGCGCATTGCGCGCGTGACTCGCGTCCTCAATCGGATATGAGCGATCCGGCCCGGCAAAGGATGATGTCGGTATCTTGCGCCTAGCCGCCGCCGTGAGCTTTGCCATGGTCGACCCTTAGTCAGGTGGCGGCCATGGCTGCGACGCGATCCTGGACCGCCTATCGAAGGCCCTGGAGGCCTTTATATGGGACTCATCCCGCCTTCTTGGTTCTTCGGCTCGCGCCCAGCATTCGCGGTTGTGTGATGTGCGCTCGACAGCGGCGAATGGTCGGACCCTACACGCCCGCCAGCCTTGCGGTGGTGGCGATCCATCTTGTGCTTGCTGTGCTTGCCCTCGACATGACCGCCATGCTTGCGCTTATGACGCTTGTGATGGGCAACTCCGCCGTGCTTCTTCTCCTCGGCCTCCTTCTCGACCTCGGGATTGCCGCCAGCCTTCATGATCTCGCCGCCCTCGGCGTGGTGCTTGCGGTGGTGAGCCTTGCCACCATGCTTGTGGTGATCGCGCGGGTGGTGCGCGGCACCTCGATGTTCGTGAGTCCTGCCTCGCATGACCATAAACTCCTATGGGTTGACCACACCCTATTAGAATTGCGGCACTCCGTACATCGGAATCGCGTTCAACGGCGTCCCCGTGATGTTGTTGAACAGCGGAATGGTCTGGAAGATACCGAGACGCTTGACGCCATCGGTCACCGCCTGACCAGTGAAGCTCGGGGTCGCGCCATTACCGTTCGCTGAGACCTGCCACGTGCCCCGTACATCGCCGGTGGTCGCCGTGGCTGGGTTGGTCTTGTCGCTCGTCAGCCATCCCGAACCCGTCTGCGCGGCAACGAAATTGCCGTTGTAGAACAGGTTCATGAACTCCCACTTGTCAGACCGCAAGTGGATGCCGAACGTGTCGCCGATGCCGATGCTGACAAGGTGGCCGGCGTCCGTCGCGCTCGGGACCGCCGAGAGTAGGTACTTGAACGCCTTCTGGCCGAACTTCGTGGTCGCGCCGCCGGCAAACGCGATGGTCTCGTGCATCAGGTTGCCGTAGATGTCATAGCCGGTAATGGCCATGCTCTGCGCGCTCGATGCGGCGTTGCCGGTGACCGAGACGCAGCGCGCGAGACCCTCGACCGGATTGAACAGTCGAGCCAAGCCGGCGACCGAATAAGGATCAACGCCAGACGGAAAGGTATTGGGCTGGCTGTAGGGACCAGCCGGATAGTTGGTGTTGGCGATCGGTGCCGCCGTCAAGGTCCCGAGAGACGGCGTCGATAGGGTGATCGAAGTCGCCGACGGGAAGCCGACAACTTGGGCGAATAGACTTGCCGTCTTCGCCGAGTTGCCGGCGCCGCCGATGCAAACCCACTGACCCGCCTGGAAAACGCTCGAATCTGCGATGTTCGATACGGTTACCGAACCGGCTGTAATGTTGCCGGTAGTGAAGCCCAGATCGATCGCCGAAACGATGACGACGGCACCCGCGTTCTGTTGGAATGGCACCAGAGGAACACGAGCAGTCGAGGGCACACTCTGGGCAGAACCGCCGGGGGCGACAGTCACCAGCGTCATGGGTGTGGCAGCGGTTAGCGCCTGCGCCGCGGCCAGTGTGGCTACGGCCGCAGCCGACGGAACGGTGTCGGCACTCACTGTAAATGGCGAGTTCAG